CTTCGAAGCGGAAGAGGCCGATCTGGGCGAGGCGGGTGTAGAGGTTGGGCAGGATGTTGATGGCCTGCGTCATCTCGGCCAGCGAATAGCCGCCAGCGTCGAAGGGATTGCGGACGAGGGTCATGGGATGCTCCGGGGGATGAGGGGGATCAGACGCCGTCGCGGGCGATGATGCCGACGGCGGCCAGCTGGGTGAGTTTCGCGGCGATCTTGGTGCTGTCATCGACCGTGGCGCCGTAGGCGAGGGCCGCGCGCGACACGATCGAGGGACCGCGGACCAGCACAATGCCGGTGGCATCGGCCAACGTGGCGTCGACGGCGTAAAGCAGGACGGCCGAGGCGATCTGCGATCCGTCGGCCCCGGTCGCGGGCGACAGGGTGTACTTGCTGCTGGCCGTGATTTTGCCGAGCACCGAGCCCACGGGATAGGGCATGCCCGCGAGCAGCGTCACCACATCGCGGGTGTAGTTCGGGTTGACCTCGTATTTGAGGACGTCGCCCATGCTGGGCGGTTCCGTCAGGACGGGCATGGTTCAGTCTCCAGGATGGTGGGGGTGGGGGCGCCCGATCTGGGCAATGCGCGTTAGCGCGAGGCGGCGGCCGACTTCTTCGCGGCCGCCACGATGGGGCTTTCCTTCGCGCCAGCCGCCGGGGCGGTGGCGATGATGCCCGCGGCATCGCTGCGCGCGGCGAGATGGGCCAGCACCTTGGCGCGCAGGGCCTCGGGTTTCACACCCTTGGCCACGGCATCGGCGGCATCGATCTGCACGCCGAGGCGCGCGGCCTGTGCGCAGACCTGTGCGACCTCCGCCGCCTCGGCGCGGATGGCTTCGGTCGACATGGCGGCCGCCGCCGTTTGCGGCGGTGCGATTGCCTCGGGCGGGGCCGGTTCCGGCGGGGTAGCGGCCGTGGGCTGCGCATGGTCTTCGGGGGCGGTGGTCATCATCGGGCCCTTTCCTTTGGGGGTGGATGTGAGGGTGGATGTGCCGCGGGGTGCGGCGGCGAAAGCGCGGAAGGCGGTGACGGGATCGGCGACCTCGTCGGCGAGACCGGCGAAGATCGCCGCCTCGCCGCGGAAGACGGCGGCCTCAGTGGCGAGCGCCTGAAGCGTGTCGAGGCGGCGGCCGCGCCCTTCGGCGACGGTCTCGGCGAAGAGTTGGCGGAGGTCTTCCAGCTCGCCCGCGATCCGGGCGCGGACGGCCTCAGGCAGCGGCTGATACGGGTTCGCATCGACCTTGCGGGCCCCGGCATGGATCAGCGTGACGGCAATGCCCTTCTGGTCGAGCGCCCCGCTCATGTCGCTGTGCATGGCCACGACACCGATGCTGCCAACGGCGCCGGTGCGGGGCAGGATGATCCGGTCGGCCTGTGAGGCCAGCGCATAGGCGGCCGAGAGGGCGTGATCGGCGACGAAAGCCTGCACAGGCTTGACCTGACGCGCTGCGCGGATGCGATCCGCCAGATCGAAGGCACCGGCCACCTCGCCCCCAAAGCTGTCGATGTCGAGGGCAATGCCGCGGATGGCGGGATCGGTGACGGCCGCCTGCAGCTGGGCCGCGATCCCTTCATAGGAGGTCAGACCGGAGGATTGCCCGATCCAGGCCCCGCGATGCACCAGCGTGCCAGCGATCTCGATCACCGCGATCCCGTCGACGACCGCGAAGGGCTGGCCGCCGTTGCGCGCCTGGCGGCTGGTCAGGTCGTCGCCGAAGAGAGAGGCGCGCGCGGGCAGGCTGGCCGCATCCCGATCTATGGCCGCAATCTCCAGCCCCTCGACGCTGATTTCCCGCCCAACGATCCGGGGGCCAAGCCCGGTCAGGAAGGCCAGCGCCTTTGCGGGATCGACCATCAGCGGTGTGTTGAAGACTCGCTGGGCGATCTGGGTGTGGTGCATCATGCGTCCTCCGCAGGCCTTGGTTCCCGGTTCTCGCCGTCGTCATCCTGATTGCTGCCGTCCTGCCGATTTTCCTGCTGGCCCTCGGCATCACCCGGCCCAGTGCCGCCACCCGCCGCCTGCGCGGGCGACCCCGGCCGCCGGAAGTCCAGACCCAGTTCCGCCTCGCGTTTCCGTTCCGCAGCAATTTCCCGGTCGACCTGCTCGGCGTCGTATCCCCGCTCGGCGATGGCCTGTGTGCGAGATTTCAGGCCCGCCTCGATCTGCAGGATCTCGGCCGCGGCATCCTTGGCCGGGTCGATCCAGTCCCATTTCGTGGGAAGCCAGTCGCAGGCGAGGTAAGCGCGCCGGTCGCTGGCATAGCCCGGCAGGTCGATGGCGCCCGCCAGTACGGCCATATCCATCCAGCGGGTCCAGACCGCGCGGCAGAGCTGATAGACCATAACCGAATGCTGGAAGGCCGAGATGCGGCGGCGAAAGTCGACAAGCGCGATCCGGGTGTTCGAGAAGTTCCCCTTCGCCGTGTCACCGGTCAGATACCCATAGGGCACGCCCAGCGCGGCGCCGATCTGAAGGAGTGTGCGGTACTGGAAGGGCTCATAGGTGGACCCGGAATCCGGCGTCGAAGGCGTGGTGACATCCTCGCCCGGGTCAAGGCGCACCACCTGACCGGGTTCGACCTCGAGATCGTCTTCGGCCGGATCGAGGGCAGTTTCCGGAGCGGGGGAGGTGATGAACATGGCAAACATCGCCGCGGTTTTCTTCCGCTCCAGTTCCGCGTCGTCGTAGAGATCGAGGGTGAACAGCTTCACCACGGCCGCGGCGAAGCGCGATACGCCGCGCAGCTGCCCCGCCTCGACGGGGTCCAGGATGTGGATCACCTCCGAGGCTGGAACCCTGACGGTTTCGCCGATGAGCCCCGGATCGGTCATGTCGCCCGGATGGCGGCGCAGGAAGTGGTAGGCCACGCGCCGCCCGATCCCGTCGAACTCGATCCCCTGCCGGATCGATCCCGCGCCGGGCAGCACGCGGGTCATGTCCTGGGGCAGCATTTCCGAGGGGAGCATCTGCAGCTGCATCGGCACCGTCAGCCCGTCTTCCGACCGCCGCGTGCGGATGCGCAGGAAGACCTCGCCCGCCAGGAACACCTCGCGCGCGGCCCGCCGCTGCAGGCCGAAGAAATCGGTCAGACCCTCGGTATCGGCCTCGTCGGTCCAGGCGAGCCAGAGCTTCTGCAGCTCCTCCTTCTTCCCTGCATCCGCGATCTTCGAGGACGGTTTGATTCCGTCGCCGACGACATGGTTCGCGAAGGCGTCGACGGCGTTCGCGGCATAGCCGTTGTTGCGCACCAGCCAGCGCGCCCGGGCGGTGATCGTCTCGCCCGAGGCGGCGATCAGCGTGTTCACATGCGAGCGGGTGGCGCGGAACCCGCGCATGCGGCGATGGGACTGCGCCGCGTCGAACCCGCCGATGATGGACCCAAGGCGCGCACGGAAGGCGTCGAGAACCATGGTCACAGACCCTTCGTGGCCACAGTGCCCCACCGGCGGCGACGCGGGGTGGCCGAGGCGGCGGCGATCCGGGCTTCCAGATCCCTGATCGCCGCCGCCAGTTCGGCGTCCGAGCCATAGGTCACGGTCTTGCCGTCATAGCTGACGCTGCGCAGCCCGGCGAAGCGGGCTTCCTGCAGTGCGGTCAGCAGGGCCTGCATGCGGTCGAGATCCATCAGTCCCTCATGAAGTTCGGGGTGTAGGCCCGCCGTTTCCGGCGCGGCGTGGTCAGGGTTCCGGCCTTGGGCTGGGCCGGGTCTTGTGTGGCGATGTCGGTTGCGACGGCCGTCGGCATGCGCGTTTCCACGCCCGCCTGCGCTTCCAGCCGCCGCCAAGTCGCCTCGTCCCATCGGTCGGCGCCGAGGATCCATGCCGCGGCACGGGCATAGACCCGGCAGTCCAGCGCCTCGTTCCGCTCGCGCATCTTCTGCCATTCCTGATGGGCATAGCCGCGCTTGTTGCGGATCGTGACCAGCTGTTCCGCCACCAGCTGCTTCAGCCATTCGGTGTCGGCCCAGCCTGGGAGGTGGATCGTGCCGGGCGCGTCCAGCACCCCTGTGGCGCGGTCCTCATCACTCGGCCGCTCGATCCGCAGGAACCGATAGGTCTCTGCCTTGAAGGTCGCCGTCGCTACCGACCAGAGCCGCGCGCCCCGGCGCAGGCGTTTCCCGCCGATGGTCGCATCGACAAAGGTCGGGCCGGAGACCGGCGCGGCCCGGTTGAAGCCCTCAAGCCCCTTCAGCGGTGCCACCTGTTCGAACCCGACCTTGCGCGACCAGGCATAGACGGCCGCGGCCTCGTAGCCGGTGTCGATCCCGAGCCGCGCCACGGTCATGAAGGCACCGTTGGAATGCTGCCAGCTCTTCCCCAACAGCGTGGTCAGCTTGTCCCATGCCGCGGGATCGTCAGGCCCGCCCGGGATGACGATGTGATCGACGAGCCAGCTTTCCATTCTCCGGCCCCAGGCCCAGATGTCGACCTCGATCCGGTCCCTTTGGACGTCGGCCCCGGCGGTCAGGAACAGCCCCGCCATGGGCACGGTGCCCGGCTTCCAGGATTCACGCCGATCCGCCAGCCGCTGCCATTCCGGAGCGTCGCCGCTCTCGACCCATGTCTCGCCAAGAAGCGTGTTGCGCGCGGCGCGCAGCGTCTCGTCCGACCCTTGGGCCGCCAGCCATTCCCGCGCGACGTCGGACCAGCTTTTCCACCCGAGCGGCGAATAGAGCGCCGAGAGGTGGAAGCCGATGGCCTTCGGATCC